TAACCTTCCCAACTGGGATGAATACCATCTTTTTGTAATCCCTGGATTGGAATAATTTGATCACCATATACAGCAGCAATCATTTTGATTATACGCTGAACTTCAATTATTGACAAGCCGCCGGCAGGTAAATTACCAGCTGGCAACACCCAATATACCCGATTAGCTTTTACTTTCTCCCGTAACTTTTCCAATTCTACTTGTGTTTTGATATGTTTGTGGTCGTTTGATCCCAAACTAATTATCACTACTTCACTAGTCAAATCATTTTTAAGATAGCTTTTATTCCATTGCCAAGTATTCCATCCTCCCTTGCTGATAGATTGACACTTGGGCATAAATTGATGCAACCCAACTCCAATACTATCGCCCAAAATCAAACATTCAAACATTTTATTTATCGTCTCGGAAAGTCTTAAATCTTGGGAATCTCAAACTGTAACTTCCATTCTGATTCTGTGTGATAGCATCAGCAAGGACAACCGCAGTTTGGCCGATGACCAAACTTTTATCATCCCAATAAGTCTGGCGCTCTTCATCAGTATAGCCACTACCCACATTTACAACAATATGCTTTCCATCATCCACACCTTCACAAACAAGGGCACCCATCCTACCTTTATTTTTACCTGTACCTTCTTCTACGGCGATAACCGTCAAGTCATAATCATATACAGGTTTATATTTCATCCAAAAGGTATTGCGTTTACATTCATAAGGTGCGTCAACATCTTTGATCATGATGCCTTCAAACCCTGCATTAACCTGGTCATTAGCATAGCGTGATAGTTGATTTTTACCTTCTGCTGAATCAAGGTCTACTACGATATGTGGTAGCAATTCAACATTGGGCATTTGGTCAATGATGGGCCTTAGTGATTCTAAGATATTGATCCGTTTGTTGAGTTGAGCGTTCCAATAACCACGACGGAAATCTTCTAGCGGAATGATATCAAATACATTGAAAACACTATCATCGGCTTGTACATTATCTTTACGCCTAGCTTGTCGCATTAGTTCTTGGAATGTATTGCCGATAACCTCGCCATCTAATACGAAACCATTAGATAAGAATCTACCTTGATCAACTTTGGTTGCTGAACGACAGAATTTGATAAAATTATCCCTTACCTGATCTTCAATATGTCCAAAATTATCAAACACTTTACCATTGCGGCTATAGCAAATAGTGTTGATGACTACATTTTCACTAGGGACAACCATCATTAGAACACGCACACCATCCAACTTAGGCTCAAGCCGTTTGATACCTTTCATTTCGGGCCTGCCCTCGCAGTTAGTAGCAAGTTGGCAACCAAAGACAGGAATCTCATAATCTGTTTTCTTACAGATTTTGTTAATTGTTTTTTCACTAATGCCGGCTCGCAAGTCACGGCGAATGACAGGAGCACAGAATGTATTCCATTCTTCACTGTCAAATCGTTCACTCATCCTATCGATGGCTTCAAGTGCAGCATTACCAGTCAATCCACGCTGACCTAACTCGCACAATAAATTATCAAAGTCATCCCAGGGGTTTTCTGCATTAGTGATACCAACTGTATCCGGCACCTTACGCACACCGAATGTGACATATGGATTGTACGCTACTTTAGTTAGTGTCAAAAATTTGATAGCATTTGAGCTACCGAGGACACTTGCCTCTAATGCTTGTTTGAGTACATCTTCTTTGTGAAGGCGGCTATCCGATTCGTTTAGTTTAGCGATCCAACTTGCGCTCATTTTATATGATCCTCAGGCATCAAAACAATGTGTGACCCAACCAGTGGCTGCGATTAACCAAGCAGCACCGGCAGGTGTTCCCCAATTAATGAAGCATGCCAATGTACTTACGGCTGAAATGCCGATTACCAATCCTAGTTTAATGCTTTTCATGTTTATTCCTTATAAGGTTCTCGGGTGTTATTAGCTTGTTCTTTGACAACCTGTTTGGTTTTCTCTACGCCAGAATCAAGCAATTTAGCCACTCCACTAAATCCAATAGTAGCGATAATGATACCAAAGATAGTACCTGCGATAAAATTAGTCATAGTCTTATTCAACTCCTAAAGATTCTCGAATGTAAGTACCAGGTGATCTATTAGGTTGTAGCAGATATTCACCTGGACAATTATCTGCTAGTTTAGCACATTCATTGACTAAGAGATGAGTCAATTTACCCATAACCAAAGTCACCCAAATATGATCACCGTTACCACCATCGCGGCCCATTTCCTTGCATTTCTTATATGCAAAGTCAAATGCTTCTACGGCGATGCTTTTGATCGGATCCTTTTCCATGATGTTTACCAACTAGAGTTATAGAATACCTTACGGCCAATAAACAATTCTGCCTTAGCGTTGATGCAGAATTCCAGATCCTGTTCATAATAATAATCATCTTTAGGACTACCAAAGAAAAACCCTACTGTATTTAGACTAGAAACCTTTCCTGACTTGATATCTTTTTCCAATTTATCAACATCATCCCAAGTCAATTCAAGTTCCACACCGTTGAAGGTGTCGCACTTGCCGCCTTTCTGAGCGAAAAGCTTTTCCATCCAACCTTGCAGATTAGGATGTTTACGCCAATAAGCGAGTTCCTGCCGATTTGTATCGTCCCAATTGGTATCAGCCCGACCAGCGATATATGCGTATTGATCTAAACCCATTTTATTTTTTACCTGTTTGCGTTTGAATTTCACAGTGAGGTCACAAACACTTACCACTATAGTGGTTTATTAAATAAGTGATAGAAATCACCATAGTGATGATTCCTACCACTTGTATGATTTTCTCTAACTTAGACAATTTTCACCCGATTGAGTTGGGTGCTGTTATCGCGGTGAGCCTTGACAGTACCATAAGCCACAACCAACTTACCAGCTGGGATAGCCTCACGATAGCTAAAGAAAACAGCCTGATCGTCACTGGTGATGCCACTTACAAAGTAAACATTCCATTGTTGACTGAACACGCTACGGACAACCTCAACATTGAGTTTGACCTTATCACCAACGCGACCAACAAAACCACCTGAAGCACTTTCCAGTTTACGATTTTGGGTATCACGCTTGACCGCCCGTTCGTAAGAAGCCGGGAGACTTGCGATCACCGCAACATCGTAGTTGGATTCCAGAACATCGCGGTTAGCGATAACCATTGCGTTGTTATCAAACTCGGACAGCTTGATACCTTTGAGGATTTTGAAAGTAAAGCCTTTGAAATATTTACGGACAGCCTCACCTTGTGCACGGTCAGCATCGGTGATCTGACTAGGATCGGCAACCAAACGGTTGATAATATCGCGGTTGATTTCTTTAGGAGGAGTCTGCTCAGACTCGGGAAGAATGTCCTCGTTAGTCACATAAGAGGTAACAGCCTTGACATACTCACCGTTGATGCGTTGAGCCGCACAAGCAGCCGACCAAACGGTGTCAGCGTCAAGATTCAGAACCGGGCGTTGATAGCGAGCCATTTGTTACTCCGTTTTCTCAGTGTATGAATACATTATAGCAGGTCTGGGAATTATTGTCAACCTAGGCCTAGCTTTATTTGGTCAGTAAATCCAACATTTTGTAATGTTCGTATGCCTGCTTGACCGCAGGGGTGGTATTACGATTTTTCGGGGATAGTTCTATCCAGATATCCTGTGCTAATTCGGGATGAAAAAAATAATCATTTCCAAATACAAACAACCTAGGTTGATGGATTTTTCCATCTATGTAAAGGCGGGTAGCCAAATCAATAACTTCTTCCAAAGGTTTAACATTTATATCATAAGCACCAGGGGATACCGAAGAATATTTCTCAGCATCATCATAATATTTTTTTACTACGCCGTGAAATTTTCGCAAATCTGGCGCCTTGGTCCTAGCAATGATGACTAGAACATCTTTTTCGTCTACCTCACCTAAAAGGAGGCTACGCAAACATTTACCTAGACTAGTGCCGATATAGATCATGTATAAGACTCTATTATACAGGGAACCTGATTTATTGTCAAATGGCTCAAAGAGTGTCTAAAAACTGTTGCATTTCCGCAACATTTTTAAAAACTTGTCGGTCATGCCTATTGGTCCGGACTATGATGAAATTTCGGTTATAGATTTCCACGGTTGCATCCAAGGTACGGCTATAG